AGCTCTTAGATTCTCGATATTTGCTGGCGGTATTTTGGTGTATTATAGGGTATACCCCCTCCCCCACCCAGAGGTTATCCATTCCAACTAATATAGGGATGCTCGATCCTCTTGGGTATTGATATCATTTGCTTCAAGTAGATGATGGTATAGCATTAATAATAGGGCCTGCGGGCCCCTTTTTCCTTCTGGTGAATTTTAGTCCCAGGAGGACAATTCTATGTCTAAGTTTATCAAATCTGCCAAAACCAAAGCGGGCCGTATTCAGCTTGCCTACTCCTTTGAGTGGGAGTTGGGAGCTGAGTTGGGAGCTGACCCCGCTCCCTACTACTTCTCTCTTTATAACGTTTTACTTGAGTTCCGGGAGTGGCTGGAACTCAATCCATTCACTCCCTGGAGTGAATGGGAGGAGTGGAATAGTCTATCTAGCTCCCAGCGCTGGATTATCTCTCGGGTCATCACCCGAGAAGTAGCCTTGGAGGAGGCAAAGGAAGCAAATAAAGTGCGCCTCCGCCTTATCCGATACCTTCATTTAAACGAAGGTATTAAACTCCCCTACGAGAAAGAGGGAATTTGGTTCGAGGAGCTAAGAACTCCTCAGTTAGCTGAACGCCTAGTAGATCTAGGTGTTAAACACTGGTGGGAAGTAAAGCGCTTTCTCCCTCTATGGGAGGGTGTCCGCGCCCCTGGGCGGGTATGGAACTCTGGTTACCAACCAGACCACAGTACGGTATTGGCAGTAGCATGCACCCCGAACTATAACCGCTTACCCATTTGGGTTAAGCGTGTACTAGTTCGTATGCCTGTTTCCACCCGCATTGGTAACGTCTGGGATCTAATCCCAGCTGCGAGCGTGTGGAAGTACAATACAGAGATTCCTAAGTCTCTGGCTGTACGGCTGGGAACTCTGTACAAGTCCCGCCCAGACCTCCGAGCCCTTGCTGGGGTCATCTGGAAAGAGGAGGGGAAACAATGGGATCGGGCACGCCGCCGTTCCCGTACCGAACGCGTTAATGCGTTCTGGCAGCGCTTTAATGAGGTGTGCCACTTGGGGCGCACGGCCATAGCTCAGTACCTGTGGCTTAATGGGCACAAGCGCCTAGCCCTCCGTAAATTGTACGGGGAACTTAGTTGTGCTATTGAGCGCCCTCTGCTCAAGGCCTTTAAAGAAAACGAAGAAACTATATTTGGGGAGGGCGGGCATATACCTACCTTGAAGGTAACAGCAGCTAATAAGCTATTGCTACGTGAGAATCCTCTAGAGTACATTGTCCCATTGGTGGTTACTTTTGGAGGCCGCTCTGAGGAGTGGCTCAGTAAGATGGCCAAGCTCGGCTACAGCGAGCATGACGCCACCTACTGGTTACCCCTCGGCGGGCAGGGATTGAGCGAGTTTCTATTCGCACAGGGGGAGCGCCTACGCCAGCGCTCTACCTCAGTTTCTGAACTCGGCTTAATATGCCGAGTCTGGCACAAACTAAATACAGAGGAGCGCTCTCTGCCATTCCGTCAACTAGTGACGGCATGTAAAGTACGTAAGTACACAAATATTAAGCACCAAGAGTTTGCTTTTGAGTGCGCCAATTGGGGCGTATCTACCCGGGATTTCGAGTACTACGAGGGGCGTTTTATACGTTCCCTACAACAACCCAACTTCCTCCCGGGGATTAGTGCAACCCGGGATGGAATACGGGCGTACTTCCTCCCCCGGGAGGATACGCGAGGGCTCTTCCTCGGTGAATATACCAACTGTTGTCAGCACCCAGACGGAGATGGGGGGGCCTGCGCTTGGTATGGGCAAGAAAAGCCCAATTCTGGATTCCTCGTATTTGAAGATGATATAGGAACCATAATAGCCCAGTCCTGGACCTGGATTAACAAGTCCGGGGATTTGTGCTTCGACAATTGCGAAGCACTTGGGCTAGAGCAACGAGAGCCCACGGTTATTCTTCTCTACGAAGAGATAGCCCAGAAGATTCTTAAGATGTGGTTCATCGAAGGGGTGATCATGGGAGAAAGTGGGGATCTCTATAGTGCCTTCGTCAACCGGGTGCTCCTCGGAGCAAACGGGGATCTTTATGGTGCCCTCGCCGCATGGGGCAAGGTACTTAAAGTAGGAGGGTCTCTTCTACCACAAGATTACAAAGGGTATACGGATGCTAAGCGCGTCTATGTGATCAGTCATAACTGATCAACAACGCCTCCCCGCTCCTGTTATTAATCTCGTGGCTTTACGCCGCGAGATGGAACAGATAAAGCAGGAAATAGCGAAGCTCCACCGTGAGTGAGCGGAGCTAAATAAGTAGAGTAGATAAGGAGGGGCCTCGGGTCCCTTTTTCCTCGTAGTGAACCTTATCTCTAAGGAGGAGATTATGCTTTACGTTTTGAACTCTTTTCCCAATTCTTTGTACCCCACCACACCAGGTGGGGTTATAACCAGCACTTGTATTTCAGAGGAAGAGGCCCGCGCTCTCCTCTCCATTACTGACTGGACAAGTGCTATAGGGCACCTCTCTACGGCGGAGCTACTCTCCGCCCGTCTCGGAGTAACCGTACCCGTGAATCGGGTACAGGTGCCCCCAGGGGCCGAGTATATTGTATGTTTATTTGTCAGCCCTCGGCGGTTGGCAGAAGGAGAACGATGGACGGAGGAGGATATACTCCAGTTCGACATCAACTACATCCTTGTTAAGTAGTTGATAGAAGGGGCACAGTGCCCCTTTTTCTTTCATTGAACTATTAACCCGGGAGGGATTATGAAATCATTAGCATTAACATTAGTAGTATCCATAGTTATAATTCCCGTCATCTTCATAACGGTAATAACTAATCCGGTAATAACTAATCAATTACCTAGCCGTGGAGACGGTCAAAACATACCATCTGTACGTTAGGAGTATCTGGACATGAAATAAAAGAAAAGGGGCCTCGTAGCCCCTTTTCTTTTAGTGATCTTTATACCCAAGGAGGGTATTATGAATACTAAACTATCAATTGTTATTGCTGTCAGTGCCGTTTTACTAACATGCTCTGCCATCATTGGTGGAGTATACGTAGGCATTTGTCACAGTAACTACCCCGTGACGGCGTGCGAGGTAGACAAAGAGTAGTAGTTAAGGGGCCTGCCCAGGCCCCTTTTTCCTTCTAGTGATCTATAACCCTAGGAGGGATTATGAAATACACATTATCTTACATAGCAGCTATTGCGGTAATTCTTGGCACATGCGGTGCCATCATTGGTGGAGTATACCATGAGGCCTGTTATGGGCCTCTACCTACCTCACTATGTAAGGTAGACAAATAGTAGTAGTTAAGGGGCCTGGGCAGGCCCCTTTTTCCTTCTAGTAGTTTATAATCCTAGGAGTACATCATGAATGGTCTACAAATGGAGAAAGTAGTGTTGCGTGTGATTGAAGAATTAGGTTTTAAATGTCCCAAGCCCCGTGAGGTATGGGGGGAGGGTTACTTGTATAACGCCGCCCATGAGCTCGCGAATAAGCATCTAGAGCTCAACTCCCGAGGCGGTGTCCTTCGTCGTCTCGTCCCCACTGATGATTGGGGAGTCCTAGACCGGGTATACAAGGTGGACGTAATAGTCTGCCAGTATACTGGGGAATTATGGGCTCTTCAGCTTACTACCGATGCCGAGGCGGTATATAAGAAGCTGGGCCAGCTTTATAGTACCGATAGTCTTCGTCTGGCTGTTGGCATCGCCAAGACCTGCTTGGTGGAGATTAAACCCCCTCAGCCTACCTGGGAGGGGCTCGGCCTGACTAGCCGGGTGGACCGAGATCATCTCGAGGAGTGCCTCTATGAGATGTTTGAGACAATAGAGAAGAGTGACAAGCTCTTTCACTACCAGCTAGATCTAAGCTGGTTAAAGTAATAGGGTATAAAGTCCTAGTTACTGAGGAGTCTATTAATCGAATACTCCTCAGAGTAAATGGGATGCCTACGCTACCTGAGTGGAGTCACGGCTGTGGTTCCACTCACTCGATTACATAGACGCTAAGTGCATCTATGTAATCAATTAATACTCAGGAGGGCCCACTCCCCTTTTCTTTCTAGTGAATATTTACTCTAGGAGGTAAATCCATGTCCCCTTATCACACTTATCTTCAATTAAATCATCAAACGATTCAACTCCGGTCCGTAGATGGGCCAGCATGTCATCTAGACCTGGATGGTCACCGCTGGTATGTTCTACCAGATGGTGACTTCGAGGTCATCACTCTAATAGACTAACACTATGGGGAGTATATAGCTCCCCTTTTTCCTTCTGGTGAATTTTAGTCCCAGGAGGACACATGTATAAAATCCTAGCAGCGTCAATCTACGCCGCATTACAGGCAGCGGGCGTCTACGTCCACCCAACGACGTGGGCGTTCATCTCGTACTATTTCATGGGAGGTTCCCAGCCCCCGACTCTATCTGAAGCCGACATCGCTGAGACACGCGATGCGGTAATACGAAACCTCAAGGCTCGTCTTAAGGACGAAGGGGTAAGCCGCCGCTCTCTAGTTACTTTCGTGGACATAAATATAGAAAACGGTTGGTGGTCTTCTTTAAAGGGGGCCATCGGTAACTTCAACTACCGCATTTTGGCGGTAGGTCCCGACACGATTAAGGTGGAGTGTCGTGACACGTGGAACTTCAATCCCAACTCTTATTTCCTAAAGCTACCCTGTTCGCCTCGTCTAGCGAGTGCAATATCTTCTCTGGCCAAGAAGGTAGGTATAGAGGTCTTCTACGAGAAAAATAAAAGAGAGCTAATTATCTGTGAAAAGGATCTGGTCAAGCTCAATCCTGGTCGTGCCTTCACGACCGTGTGGGAAGTAGAGGTACCCACAACGGAGGTAGTTCCTGAGTGGGCTACTTACTGGGAGGTGGCTACCTGGAATGAGGGTAACTATGCCTTCATTCGGCCTCTTAAGTACGTGCCATTACCCCTCTGCCGCTACCAGCGGGGTAAAGGAGTTTATGTTGGACGGGACTACCATCCCGACATCGATTACGTGTCGATGTTAGAAGCAGGTTGGGCTCCCGCTGTAGATTTACCTGAATAATTAAACATTTATTCTAGGAGGTAAATTCAGCGTCGGTCTGTAAATGGGCCGGCATGTCATCTAGACCTCAATGGTCATCGCTGGTATGTTGCACCAGATGGTGATTTGGAGATTATTACTCTAATAGGGTAATACTATGGGCCCGTCTCTACTTCTTATTCAAGATAGAGGCGGGCCCCTCGTCTTTAAATGATAGCGCCTTAAAAAGAAGAGGAATGAAGTTCAGCACCTGAGTTCGTTAAGTACGCCAGCAATTGGCCCCTTTTCTTTTAGTAGTCCTATACACCCAAGTATACACAATGAGAAACAACAACAACGACAACCAGGCCTCTAATCAAGCCTCTAACCAACCCACCAACTCCAAAAACTACGTATTTACCCTTAACGTAAGTCGCTCTGCCAGCACTAAGCCTGGCGTTGTTACTTACGTGCACAATGGCGCTATCAAGCGCCGCCTGGATGGGTCTAGCTACTGGCTGGAGTTCCGGCTGATATCCAGTAAAAACGGAGAGGTACCTCTCACTACCTCCGATGGCCGTAGCTTATCTACAGCCGAGTTTGTAAAGCTTCTCTCCGGAGACGCCAGCGATGACGTGATAATGTCTGTAGAGTTATCTACAGATTTTGAAGACGGGTGGGACAGCTCGTGGGGGTGTGTAAAAGTTAGCTTCAGCGCGGAAGACCTCCGCGTTGGACGCGAAACGGAATACAAGGGCACAATAACCCAGTACTTTCACCTTGAAGGTGCGGAAATCCAACTTCATCGGGAAGTTGTCCGTCCGAAAATAGACCCGTCTATACTAGACGGGTTTGAGGGAACGGCAAAATCTAACGTGGTAACTACGGAACAGTTACATAGTAAAGCGGCCGCCCGCAAACGCAAACGGGAGGCTGCTAAGGCTGCACGAGATACTGCAGCAATAGTATCTAAGCCAGGTACTGTTGCTAAGTCAGTAGTAGCATCTGATGATACTGCTACTGATTGGGAAGTGCCGGCTGACCTATCAGTCGACATCGACATCAACGATCTACTTGACTAATAAAAAGGGGCCCAAGCAGGGCCCCTTTTTCCTTTAGTGGCCCTATATTACCACTAACCATGAGTACCATCAACTCTATCGTCTTTCAATCCAATATTCTCGTAGCCTCTATCAGCGTCGCTATCATCGCAGGTGCTCCTACTACACGACGTGTAGGCCCTGGTCGCCGCGCTCAGCAGATAGCGAGCCGTCGCGCTAATCGCGTAGTACGCCGTCGCTCTCGTCGTATAGCGTCAGCCGGCCGCCCCATCCGCTCTCTACCTCAAAGTCAACGTCCCTGCGTTGTAAAATCAGCACGACGTGCGCTACGTCGTGCCGCAGCTGCCGCAGCTTCAGCCGCCCGCAAACCCGTATTACGTAACCGTAACGTCGTAGACAAACTTGTCTTACGACAACGTAAGGCCAAACCTATACTGCGCGCTGTCAGCGCAGTATTTGCGCGTCCCTCGCGTTCTATTAGCACCGGCGCTAAAGCCGTTGCTACCGTAAATAATGCTGCTGATAGTATTATCGCTGCCCTCGACCAAGGCCGCGTAAACTACCGCGGCAACGGCCGCACGTGTGTAGGCAAGAAGTACAAAACTAAAAACGCTAAAGCCGTTTTAGCGATAACTAAAGCTGCTAAAGCTACTGATAAAGCAGCACGCGTTAAACGCTGTATGAGCGTTGTAGTACCAGAATTACCAAGTGATGTACTGGCTTGCCGCATGAGAATCGTAGGCAAACTATGCGGTGTGACCTTTGTACAAGGGGACATAGCGTCTTATTGTGACAATGTCGTTACTGTACCTTCATTCGAAGATATATACGCGATAACTCACGAGCTTGTCCACCACTGCCAAGCTCTAGGTCTTACTGAAGACCTAGATATAGCTCTGGTGTCTGAGGCCGCTATTGGCGCGGGCTCGGCTCAATGGCATGACACTAAATCTTACTACGAAGGTACTGAACACGAGAACGACGAATACGAAGCAGCTCTGCTTATGTACGACCCGGCATTAGTGGCCCGCCTCTTATGCACTCACTACCTCATGACCGCGTTTGTAGAAAGCGGGGCACCTGGTCCTGATGATATATGGATGGATGTAGTAGATAGTTTAGATCCTGCGATTTGTCGTGAAGTCGTAGGTCTCGATGATCGCGTACTCGATTATAAAACCTATGGCGAATATGCTGAAGCCGTTGGATATGATGACACTAATACGTTATTAGACTGGGAATTTGTCTTTAACAATAGTGTCAACAACGATAATGCTGTTGCGCTAACCATTCAAGCAATTGATGGTCTTATTGGTGCGGCGCCCGCAGCAGTAACTCCTACCCACCCGCTCTCTAACATAGGAGCCCCTACTAAGGGGTTAGAGAGTGATAGCTCCTCTAACAATACCACCAACACTAGCACTACCATGAAGAGCATTATCGAGATGTTAATTCCTGACCCTAGTACTCTCGGTGGAGTCGTGTCTCCTAAGCAGGAGGCGCGCATCACAGCAGCTCGTAAAGAGTTAACCCGCTTGTTTGGGGCTAATAACTTCGACCTTCTGCCTGAAGGTCCGATTCTCTATGTCGTATCTGGTTACAACCGTATGTGTAAGAAGTTCCTTGCGCTTCTAGACCATCGGGTTGTTTACACCACGGATTCTAAAATGAATCCTAAGGTCATTAACTTAGGTGTAACTAAGTCTATTCCCTATGAAGACGACAAGCATACCTATACTACTAAGACCGAATGCTTAGTTAGCATGTATAGTGAGCACTTCCTCACTAAGTTAGCCACGTGGTCTGGTGACGATTTAGCCGCTCTTGTAGGCTGTCTATGTGTCAAGCAGCATCGTACTGTTAGTGTTGAGGGCCCCTGTGTGGTTATCAAAGGTAATAACCGCAGCACTACTTTCAACTTTAGTACAGGTAGCGTCAATGATGGTCGTCAGAGTCGCATCGCTAATGAACTCGTTAAAGTCGGAGGCAAAGACTACAGTGGTCGTGTAGCCCTTGTGGCGCTCTGTATGAAGGTAGCGTATAACGCCACTGGTGCGCGTGCTATCCTCAATGAGGTAACTAACCTGTGGCGCGAGGACATCAACTACGGCGCTCAGCCTAAAGAGGGTCAATCTCTATTTGAGATTAATCGCTGTATGTCCCGTCCTGTAGCGTTCAAGCCTTGGGATAAGGCCTTCCCCTTCCTGCAAGTGGAGAACGTTGGCCTCGCACCCAGCGATCTTGAATTGTCGCTCAAAGCCAATGTCATAGCAGCACCTGATAAATACAATGCAAAATGGATCGCTGTAGGTAAGGGTGCCAAGGCCATGTTCCTCGGACTTAAGGATAGTAAGATATACTCCATCCATGATTTTAGCAAGCCCACTAAGGTGTACAACCGTCCGCCTAGCTCGGGTAAATACACTCGTGCTGAGATTATAGATCGTCGTGATAGTCTACTTCGCGTTGATTTAGGTGATGGTAACTATAGTTGTGGTGGTGGCCTCTATCTACGCACCGCATTCACCAATAGCCGCTTTGGCTTTGGCAGTGGTGTTGCTGCTATACGCCGCGACCTTGAGTTCGAATACACCGTACCGAAGACCATTACTAAGGAGTTTCACGTACTCCGTATTCCTAGCTCAGTTCGCGCTCTTATGGCTGCTGATCTAGATGACCCCACGAGTAAACTCATGGAAGTCATCGAAGGCAAGATAGAGAAAGCGAAGGGCCAGGTTTATGCTCCTGGTAACTCTATCATTAGCATTATGCAGGGCAAGTACTGCATAGTGAAGAACGAGACATTCGCGCAGGACATCCGCGTAATAGGCGGGACTGTCACGCGTAATGGCGTCGAGGGCCGCGCTGATAGCGTCACTATTCGACTTGAGACCGAGATGGTGGGGCGCGACCAAGCCCTCAAACTCCGCGGTCTAGGTAAGAAGCTTACCACTCTTCCCTATGACGTTGAGGGACTATCTCAACCCTGGGATATCATCCTAAATAACGAGACCACCAAGGGATGGCCCGCGCTCATAGAGATGTTCGCCATTGAGAAGGGGGGCTGCACCTATACTCCCGAAGGTGCGCTTCTCACCATCGATGATACTGGTGAAGTTATTGATCTTATGACTAAGAGTAATACCTTTACTGAGTGGGCTCAAGCCAAACTGGCTACTGATGATACTGGAGCCAGTGTTAAAGAGGTCATCTCCTTTGATATGGCCCGCGACCTGTGGGATTCCATCTCCTCCGTAGTAACTAACGATGACATCAAGGTAATCGACATCGACGATACCAGCGTCCGTATCGAAGAAACAGTAGAGGTTATATACGGCTATCTGCCATACGATATCGAGATAGCCACTCCTCGTGAGTCCGTAGCATTCTCCAAAATGACTATGGAGCAGATAGGTATTGTGGCTCTACAGAACCGCGGTTGGGGCGAAGCGCTCATGGAGGAGGTTAAATACGATAACGTCATGTCCATAGTTAGTATGATCACATCTAAGGAATGTGATGCTTGTATTAACATCAGCACTACTGAGGGGCGTGACCATCTACGGGACATTATCGGCGTAGTTAACAACTATGTTTCTGATAGCACCCCTGGCAGTGACCGCAATCTGCTAGATCGTTTTGCTACCGTCTACCCCGATGGAGTGGATATCGTTGCTCAGAATAACGGTAATGAAGTCTCTCTTCATATCAATGGTAAGGCCCTAAGCGCGTTCGGTACCTTCTCTGGCGCCTCCGCTACTGGTATTATGCTAGACCTCTTGACACTGTTGGCCTACGTTACTGATGTAGGAATTGAAGACCAAAGCGGTTTGGATAGTAAAATCTACTCCATGACCGCTAAGGTCAGCCGCGGTTTACGCACATGGTGTAACACCATGGTTAAATCCAAAGGCATTATGAAGAGTATGGCCCGCGCTGGCGATGTGGTCGTTGGTAAGGTCAAGACCAGCTATAGCCCCTTGCTCCATAGCGCTGATGGCGTGCCTGTAATTCTCATGCACCCCAATTGCCCTATGGTACGTATGCTTGGCATCGAAGAAGGTCAGGTTATTGGGATACAACGGACTCCTATGGGCTTCGTCCTATGCGGCCGCGTTAAGTTATCTACTACCGATGCCTTCGTCGCACACTACACAGTCAACCCTCTCCTATGGCACGCCGTTAACGAAGGCGATGCTGATGGTGACCAGTGCGGCGGCATTAATGCTCACAAATACGGTATCGACGCTGAGAGTGCCCTCACTATCAATGCTAGTCTCATGGGCATAGGCGGCTACTTCTACTGCTACGAAGCAGATGACCTGCCGTTCTTCGCCTTCATGAGCTATGAAGATAAGATAGGCAAGAAATCCCTCACTAAGTGGGATAAGCCTGTAGCTACTGCTATCGCTGTCGATAAGTACGTCAGCGACGCTGCTGAGGTGCACACGCATTATAAAGTAGCCGTAGGTGTTGGCTATGGTATCTGTTCTGCACTTGCCTTCCAAACCTGGGATAGTATGTACCGTGCTAGCGGCGTCGATACCGACGCACTTAAAGCGTGTGTTATCGCCTGGCGTTTCGTCTATGAAAGCATGGGTCTCGGGGGCTATACCCCTGAGGCTAAGATCTTCATGGCTACTTTAGTGCAAGCAGCCCGCGCCTGGGCTGCTGGCGTACCTATGTATAAGTCGTCGCAGGACGGGTTATACTACTCTGCCAATTCCACTAAGCTTTTGGATACGGATCGCCAAGGAGGTGGTGTACCTCCTGCTCGGGCTATGGCTGACCTTATGCCCGCTAAGCTGGCTAAGGAGCCCGCGGTAATCTACCAGCTTATAAAGGCCCGCGCCCGTACTCTCACATACGGTGCTCTCGAACGGGGCAACTTCGCTCGCGAGAGCCTTATCATGTCATCTGCCATATACGGAGCCTTCCGTCGTACTGGCCAGGGCCATGATCCTGTGGTTCCTATGACCCAGGATGACGCAGCCAGTTATGGCGCTGATGATATCGTCCCCGTTAGTGTGTTCGACATGGTAAGTGAGTTCCAACTCTCTAACTATGTCAGGAACCCTCAACTTAAGCAGCTGTTGGAAATCGCAACTGTTGTACATCTCGACCTCGGCGACTATAAACTAGAACTCGCTGAAGCTGAAGATCATCCTGATTTCTAATTACAATGGGGTCATATGACCCCTGGGGGCCACCTGGCCCCTTTTTCTTTTAGTGGAGCTCTTCCCTCCATATGATAGGTAGTATCTAATATTGCTCATGACAGCGAATGTTACTAGCGGCGGCTTATGCCCGTGACGGCGAACTCTATTAGCGGTGGCAATAAACTATCTGTTATGCGTACTCCCTAAGCACCCAGCAAGAGCTGCGTTAGTTTCATTAGCCACTCCCTTTCAGAAGAGCTATTGTCGCGATAGCTACCATAGCTATACTAGCCACTCCCCAACGGAGGAGCTTATGGTACTCGAGCTGCGAAAGTAGCCAGTGCCACTCCCCAACAGAGGGGCTTGTGTCGCACTAGTCGTGATAACTACTATAGCTGCACTAGCTGCTCTAGCCACTCCGTTGGGGAGGGCCTATGGTACTCGAGCTGCGAAAGTAGTCGATACCACTCCCCAACGGAGGGATATAACCTCTAATTACTCATTATTACCTATTAGCTAGCCATGAGAACAACACAACGCACCGCCAAAACCACCGCAGGAACCACCGCCAAAACCACTACTACTCTATCCCCTATAGAAGCATTCAAAGCAGCGGTAGCAGAACCTAAACCACAGGAATCCAAAGCGCAACTGCTTTTCTCAATAGCGTTTACAACTAAGTTCCTTCCAGAACGCTTTTGGAACAAAGAATGCTCCGACGGAACCGTCCGGCTAGTAGGCACAGTCACGCGGACTAACAATATTACCCGCCAGGGTTTCCCAATTGCTAACGACCAGCTTGTTGATATGACAGTTGAAGTCCGGGTAACACCGGACCAATTTGAGATTATCTCTGATGGCGCTGAAGGCATGGTAGGAGCGGGCTTATCCGTTCTCTTCGAGGTCGGGGAGCCCATCTTATCCGAACTCACCGTAAACGGTGAGGAAGTCAATAGCATTGTCTTTTACGCTATGGCCTTGGTAGGCATGGAGGTCAATCATACTTCCATTAGCGGCCGAGGCTTTGATTCAAAGAATGAGATGGATAACTGGTTCTCAAAGGCGCGGTCTCAGAATAATGCTCGGCAGAAGCGCCGGCAAGTAGAGCGCACTGCTCGGCTACAAGCAACACAAGCTGCACAAGCTGTTGTCGCTGCTGCAAATAACGATGCAGAGTGGGCGGCGACGACCCCTGCCGCAAGCACCAATCCTATGGACTAGTAATTAGCCGACCTTATCGGAGGTCGGCTGATATACGCCTCTCTATTAATAGAGAGGCGTATATATCGTTCTACTACAGAGAGAAGGAAATGAACGCTATACCACACACAATAATATCTAGACAGGGCGTCGAACAGAATAGAAGACAGTTTAAAGAACAACCCTTCGGGGAAGATTTGGGCAATGGCATCACCTTAGAAATGGTTGCCATCCCGGGGGGAACTTTCCTGATGGGTTCATCGCCAAATGAGAAAGATAGTTACGATGATGAACGCCCTCAACATGAGGTTACTGTCTCCACCTTTTTCATGGGTAAATACCCCATCACCCAGGCTCAGTGGAAAGAGGTTGCCTCTCGCACAGATTTAAAAGTTAAACAAGACCTTAATCTCAACCCGGCCCATTTTAAAGACCGTCCCGATAGTGATCGCCGCCCCGTAGAACAAGTCAACTGGTACGATGCCGTTGAATTTTGTGCGAGATTATCGAAACTGACGGGAAGGGAATACCGACTACCGAGTGAAGCGGAATGGGAATACGCTTGTCGTGCTGGAACCACCCCCCCATTTCACTTTGGGGAAACCATTACGGGGGAATTGGCTAACTACCGTGCCAGCTATACCTACGCTGGAGAACCGAAGGGAGAATATCGAGAAGAAACGACTCCCGTGGGACAATTTCCCCCCAATGCCTTCGGACTGTGCGATATGCATGGCAATGTCTGGAAATGGTGCGCCGATACTTGGCATGATAATTATGATGGTGCGCCGACGGATGGCAGTGCTTGGATAGAAAATGAGGATGATAATCATTCTTCTCTGCGGGGCGGTTCCTGGGGCTTCAATCCTGATAGCTGCCGTTCCGCGATTCGCGGCAGCAGCAACCGCCGCGACGTCTGCGGCAACGATGGCGGTTTTCGGGTGGTCTGCGTATTCAGAAGAACTCCCTAACCCTTTTTCCTTGATGGAATAGTAATCAGCCGACCTTTGATAAGGCCGGCTGAGCCCTTCTACTAGTAGAGGACGTATATACCGTACTACAGAGAGAACAAATGACATTAATCAACGCAACCCCTCACTCTATCACCCTCGTCTCTAGAGAGGGCGTCGAACAGGACAATAGAAGACAGTTTCTTGCTGAAACTGTTGAAATTCTGAGAGAGATACCTCCGTCGGGGATTCTCGCACGAGTTTCAATGGTCAACTTCCCTGCGGGGGAGATCGATGGTATTGCCATCGAGTCCGTCACTTACGGAGAGATCGAAGGACTACCAGAACCCCAGGAAGGGGTTTATTACATTGTATCTGGGTTAGCGGCCGCCGCGGCCGCTAAGATAGGTCGCGTGGACTGTTTAGCCCCCGGCGCGCTAGTTCGGGATAAAAAGACAGGCGTAATTCTAGGTTGTCTGTTTTTACAAGTATCCTAGATTAGTTTCAATATTAAATAGAGATCATGCTGCCATTTAAAGAGTTTCGGAAGCAATCCTTCAGCCATCACCTTAGAAATAGTTGTCATACCGGGGGGATCCCCCTTGATCGCGAGGGCGCTGATTCCCCTCGATTTTGGGATAAAGCTGATCGCTTGATGGTGGTGACGGTAGGAGGTGCAGCCCTAGGTGGATCAATTGCGGGAGTTTACGGTGCGGTTATTGGGCCACCGGTCCAGAGTATTGTCTGTATAAATTTAACCAAGACCGAGACAGAGGTTCTGGGTGCATTGGTTTTCGAATAGTTTGTGATTAATCAATCAGTAATCAGTTATCAGTAATCAAGATTTAATCTATCAACAGGAGATGTTATGCTATCATTTGAAGAGTTTCAGAACCAGGTCTTAAAAGTATTTAAATGCACCAAAGAAGAATGTGAGTTTTGGGATTCTTCTTATTATTTCTCGGCATTAATTAATTACACCAATGGCCATTATTTATTCTTTAGAGTCAGATATGTAACAAACCCTGAAAACTGTAATTATGGTCGTTGGATCGTTATAAAAGAATACGACAAAGCTTACAGAAACATTTCAGATTCTTTGATGCAAGCAATAAAAGTTGTTGCACAAAAAACAGAAGAAAGCATCAAGGAAGAAAATGCTATCTTTAAAAAAATAGAAGAGTAATTGGTTATCAGCTATCAGTAATCAAGATTTAATCTATCAACAGGAGATGTTATGCTATCATTTGAAGAGTTTCAGAACCAGGTCTTAAAAGTATTCGGTGCCTCTAAAAGAGAGTGTGATTTTTATAATTTCTCGTACGGTTTCGTTGCAGAAATTAGTTACACTAATTGCCAGTGGTTATTTTTTGCAGTCAAATATGTAACAGACCCTGAAAACTGTTACTATGGCCACTGGATTTGTGTTAAAAGATATGACAAGGCCTGTAAGTGTATTACTGAGTTATTGCCTCAAGCAATAGAAGTTCTTGCACAAAGAACAGAGGAAAGTATAAAAGAAGAAATTGCTGTTTTTAACCAATTAAAGAAGTAATTAGGGAGTAAAAAATGAGCCTCTGCCTATCATGCGCCCGTCGTAATGACCAAGATCCATGTATGGGTCAATTCTCTGACGGGCATTACTATTGGGGAACTCCAGTAGTTCGGTCCGAATTGGAGAAGGTACCTCCTTGGGTATGGGATAAAGAAGTATATTCTGTTAAGGAGTGCAGCAGATGGGAAGAAAACCCTTAAGTGCCTTAATAATATGTGCAATAATGGCACTCGGCGTAGCTGCATTCGCTGGCGTAGGATCTAACTTATCGAAGGCCTCGCCTTCCATATGTAGCGCTAATAATGACAAGGTAGTAGATAGAGTTAAGGTAATCACATCCACCGATCCCCTACTTGCCTCTAATAGGAGAGGCTGTTATGTATATATACCCTTAGATGGGCCCCCGCCTGAGATAGGCGAGCGGTTAAATATACAAGGGAGAGTAGTGAATGGTGAGTTTAAGGGCACCTATAACCGTACTTATCTAGACTATGATAGTGATAGCAACCCTAGGCTTAAGAAGCGGTTCCTCAGAATAGAGGAGCCCTTACAAGAGACCGAACCTGATTCTGGTTACTATCTGTTAGGTAACCTCAGCCTACGCGTCGATGCGCTCGACGTGCGGGCCATCAATTATGCGTTACGACACGGCGGTGTCGTATACGCCATCATCGAATGGGACCAAGGTGTAGTGTATAGTATGACCTTCGTTAACGAGACCGAGTTCAATGAGGCCATAAAACGTGCTAGATACACTACTCGCCCTTATACTAGGGAGAAGGCCCCCGCCCATACCAGTGGAGCTATGTGATATAAGGCGCTATAATGGCGCCCACGTGACAACCAGAGCCTGGGTTAAGAGCACTACATACTCTAACCCTACCCTACCCAATCATGCCTACGTCCTCCTATACGAGGATGCGGGCACTAGCAGGTGCAGTTTACTTATCCTGGCTAGGAGAATACGCAGCGGTAGGTTTATAGAAGTAACGGGTAACGTTAGTAACGGCACGTTAATTAACGTTACCTTTAAAACATTACCTTAGGGTAAGTCACATGACAATCGTATTGGGGGCACTGGCCCTCATAGTATCTCTGATACCATATCTGAGTATCGAGATTCTGTTGATGGCGCTTATGCCGCTTATTAGCGGCGATAACGCAATGGGCGTATTAGCTATAGTGATAATTGGAACTATAACCAGTGAGGCCCGCATGAGTAGCCCGGCCTTTACTGGTATGAGGGTAGTTACCGCCACTAGCGGGTACGACGCATCGGCTTCGCTGTTAATACGCATCACCAGCCTAATTGGTGGTATAGTAGCCAGTCTAGGCATAATAGTGATGGACCAATACCTCGGTGTATCTCATATGTGGATAACGCCATTAATGATGGCCATCTTCATATTAGTGCAGTGTTGGGGCCGGCCTAGGCTAATAGGTCTAGCCGTTATAACGGCTATCTTCCTATGGCTGCTACATAGTCAGCCCCACGCTACTACCATCCTAGGTATGGGGGGCTACGTTATGGCCAGCCTAATACGCCCCGCTAGACGTAAGACTGAGGACTGTGAGACCAGCAATGCGCTGGGAATCGCTATGTCACTAGGACCATTCTTCGCTATTGGGTTACCTGTAGCTGCAGCCGCCCCTGATGGTAAGACTGAATCCTACCTCGAGGCCGTTGTGCGGGGCATATCATTGGGACTAGTCATGTTAGGTAATAGTAGTGGGCGAGATGCCATGAGTTCCTATCTGGCCCTAACGGATGTAGATCAGTTGAATTGGCCCGCCTTCGTCGGCGTAGTAGTGTTACTGACACCCCTATTCTTATCAGCCTATTGGCTGACCATCTGGATGATAAGGAGCCCTATGTGGCAACGCTGGTTACACGCCGGCCCCACTCGCCTTATCAATCTAGGTGTAACGGCGGCCGCGCTGGTCGTGTTGATGGCATCGACTCACGTTAGTATTCTATTCCTACCGGGGGCCGTATGTCTAGGACTGATGTATATGGTAGAGGAGATATCAGGGATAGATAAGATGCTACCCTTCCCCATACTAATAGTCGTCAGTTATATAAGCCAATGGGTCTCCTAGTGTGGTACTAGGCCCCAGTGGGGCACTAGGGGACATCGACTGCGGCCTAATCGGCGGCACTGGGTGTACCCATCCATTAACTACATACGCCGGAGAGCTATATGAAGCCTATAGAGTTAGATGCGCGTCACGTAGCGTATCTATCACTGTTCATGTTCATGATGGCAGTGCTGGTCATCACACATAGTGTAGCAATACTAGTAATCGTAGCATTCCTGGCCCGCGCGCTCTATCTATCGAGCTCCAAGCGGAGCAATGCGCGTATCATACTATCACCTAATGGTGTAGAGAGTCGAGTAGGCGGGAAGAGCTACTGGAAGATAGGGGAGGTAGGAAATGTCTAGCTACCCCATTCATCTATATAGTCTAGCCATTAAGCCGCGATATAGAGGACTAGTAGTTCTCGTATCCAAGGCATGTCTAGAGATGAAGAAGGCCCCCGCAGGGGGGGACCAGCCGTCAAGTATGGCCATACTACGGAGCCCGCCGCGGGGAAGAGTGGCCGCATCATTAAGAGACCCCAGGTCCCGCCTTATCAATTAACCAACTAACCGAGGTGTATTATGAAACTCAAGATCAAATTAACTCGTAAAACATCAAACAAGCAGGTCACCTTTACCTTCACCGAAAAGGGCAACGCGGTGCTAACCGGCACCTGTGTGGGGGCCTCTGACTATCATTTGAAGCTAGCAAACGGTGGTTCTGTCGACGCTAGTGATCTAGCCGTCGGGCTAACTGTCAATGTAGTATTCTCTTCGCGCGATGCTCAGAGTGCAGTCGAGAGTATAGCCTCGGCCTATGAGGAATATGGAAACGGTAGCCCATTTATCACGATGGTGATTGAATGTAAGACCAAGAAGCCTACGGCTGAAGGTAACCTCATAATCATGATGGCAGACATCACATCAGTTAATTATGAGGCGATGAATGATGATACCCTCGTGACCGAGGATGAGTTAGATATGCTCTTCCAGAAGGGGGCAGGAACTAAGGGAGCAAGTGGAGCAGCGCGTGAAGCAAGTGTTCCTACTTCAGGTGCTCCCAACTGTTTCAACCGTAAGGTAACTCTCCAAGAGAGACACTAATAGAGAGCTAGAGTATAAATTACACGGCTCGCCGAGGGGAAGAGTGACCCTCTACTAGGTAGAGGGTCACCCCATCAAATAATTAAGCAGGACTGCCATGAAACCAAGAATGAAACTAAGAATCAAATTAACCCGTTCGAGTGAAACCAAACAAGTTACATTTACGACTAACCGCAGCGGCAACGCCGTATTAACTGGAACTTGCGTTGGAGCACAAGACTATTACTTGGAGTTAGCAGACGGCCGTTCTATTGATATCAGTGAGCTGGCCATTGGTATGATTGTCAACCTAGTGTTCCCGCATAGCAATTATATAGCCAAGAGCGTAGCTGATGGCTACAAGATGTATGGAAATGATAACCCATTCATCACGATGGTGATTGAATGTAAAATCAAAGAACCCACGGCTGAGGATAATATCATAATCATGGAGGACGACATTGACTCCGTTTATTATGAGGCCTGTAGTAGTGATGACACCCTCATTCACGAGGGAGATATAAATGTGCTCTTCCAAAAGGTGACCATGTAACTCACCAGTGTTAATAGAGAGCTAGAGTAGCCTAGCTATAAATTACACGGCCCGCGGCTACTAGCGGGCCAACCCCGCTCATACCAGAGGGCGCGTAATACATTGAAACTAAATACAGCACTAGAGGTAATAGCAGAATGGTTAGAGGAGTATGGCCCGGCCCATCTCCCCATTCTAATGCGATACGCCTTACTAGAGAGATACACATTAACGAAGGCCCGAGAGATGGGCCACGATATTAATATATGTACAACAGCGTTCAAGAGCCTATGGATAGAGGCCAATGATGAGGAGGTGCAGATCGCGATATTACTGGGGAGGTATCTAGAGGGAGGAGGAAGAGTAGAATACTTCCGAGAGAGGCCCGAGTTAGTAGAAGCGATGGGCTACTTCATGGCCCTAGGAGACCACGAGTTTTACAGAGAACTAGACAATAAGATAATAAATGCGGCTAGAGAGAGAGCCACGCGGGCAAGCAGTACTAGACTAAACAAATCATATGCAAATTAAATACACAATACGAGCAAAGGATGGTAGGTACCTCTCTCCCATTACTAGAGAGGAAGCAGAGGAGTTACTAAAGAGCGGTCTAATTAAGAAGGATAGCGAGGACGGGTACATAATGGTAGCAGACAGCGCGTTTGCCGTCAGTCAATACGTGATATATGATTGCCAGCACTTATGTGATGATTTAATAAATAATAATAAGACAACAGCTACCGCCGAACAGCCCCGCTCCTTATAAGTAAACAGCCCCTATAAGGGATAGAGCCGAGAGGTAGAGGGGCCCGTCGTAATTGTGAGTACAGCCTCATAGCAACAGCGTCACACGTAAGCAGCCTGCTCCCTCCTGAAGATATCAAGTAGGGGATCGATAGTAGATCTAAGGCCAGCCATGAGATGACGAGCTGCATTAGTAGGTAGGCCCCGCCACCAGCGCTGCACCTTCTCCTGAGCCCAATCGAGGCCCAACCGCGTCATAGTGCACTGTAGTGTGCGCTCAAGCAGGCGGGTGAACTGAGCGAGGGGGCGTATATCACCACTATCGGTACCGTAGTGTGCTACCCACTGAGAGGGGTCAGCGATAACCTCAGGATTCTGAGTAGCGTGGGCCAGGAGCTTATTCTCGATGGGGCTCACGTACCAGAGATTACTATAGTCGTTATTAGAGGTATCACCATCGAGGTGATGTACCTCCATGAGGCCCGCGCGGCAGACCTCACCGCGGCGTTCTCGTCTCCAACCAGCGGCGGGCCGCCTATCAATGTAGAGCACTATCTGGTGAACATATACCAACTCCTTACGGACGTTAGTGCAGTGGAACGCGAAGAAGCGACACTGCTCGAGATAGTCGAATAGCCGCTTATTCTCCTTAGCGAGAACGTACTGGTAGCCACTGGCATTGGTACGAATAGTGGCAGCCGCGAGATAACGGCGGGCCCCGCCTAGCATAATATACATGGCGTGATAAGATGGACGAGGTTCGAATCCGCTACTTGAATATTTTGTTTCCATATGTTATACTGGGGGTATTCCTTCCTTTTTTACTACTGTGTTGCCGGGAGCCCCCACGATGGGCCCCCGGCATTTTCTTATCTCTGGGTCCCCCCTCCATCGGAGGCCGGGATCGAGAGATAAGAAAATGCCCTACAGATGCATATCCCCCCTCCATCGGAGGCCGGGACGCCATCTATAGGGCATTTGATTATCCGTTGATCGCGGGTCCCCCCCTCCATCGGAGGCCGGGGTCGCAATCTAGGGATAGGTTCAACCTACTGGCCAGATATTCAGTAGGTCTAGATCATGCTCACTGACCAGATATTCAGTGAGCACTAGCATATCTATATTATACATCGAAATTATCGTCGTGGCAATAATGCCGATGTACTAATTAGCGAGGAAGGCCCGGGCTCTAGGAACCCTCGATGGCCATAGGTGGTGCTATCTGGGCGCCGGCCGCATCTCTGTGAAGGGGGGTGATGTATTAGGCTAATTTTGTGGATATGCTAGCAAGATGGGCCTAAATAGTCTAGCGGCCGCACCTCTATAATCCAATACATCCATTATACCACGCCCCTGCAGTGGTGTCAACCCCAACATTGAGGATACAGTCAACTAACATAAGGCCCGCGGTATAACGGTACGCGGCCGGTGTAGCTCAGTATTGAGGCCATACTGTCACGATGGTGGGCTCTACTACGGTATAAGGAACCAGTGTATAAGCTCAGCTACTGTTATATACCAATGCATATGGGGCCCGCGATGTTATAACACAGTGGGCCCTGCGGTAGAGGGGGGCCCGCTCTATAATCAGGCGGCCCCTTCCCTCCTCGTGGACTATCAATATAAGGAAGACAAGGACATGACGACTGAACTATGTTGATCGTGTAGGTATTACCGCCACCCCTTCCGTGGTGGCCCCCTCCTTATAACAGCCCCCTTATAACCACTCTCATAAGGGCGAGGGGCAGAGCAGGTATAGAACAGGGACTATCCGCGAGCCCCAATTAGAATAATGGACACAATAGTGCCATACGATAGTCTAGGCGGCCAAATGATAGTATAATAGTGCCAATATAATAGAACAGCCAATGAATAATGAGAGTAATGATATAAATTACGCTAAGGCGCGACTAGATGCACACAGCATACCCTGGGCGCCTATCAGCGATGAGTGCCTTCGTATCACAGTAGGAGAGCGCTCCTACTACTACTACCTGCGCCGGGGGAGGTGGCGGGCCAGAGGAAGCAATAGGGAGTATAATACACACTCTATCGACCACCTAATAAAGTTCCTCTCCAGGATCCCTTAATTAACTAACGGCCCACCACAGGCCCACAACAGCTAATCAGAGGGACCCATCCTAGAGTTTCAATCCCTAGTAGGGATTAAGTTAGCTGTTGTGGGCCTGTGGTGGGCCCCCCCGATAACGTAAGGGGGCCAATAATTTATTGGTTACAGCGTCTAATAAATAGCTTCACCCGATTGGGGGAATCGCCAAGGGCGGTTTATATGTCATCCTGAGGAGAGGATAGGCCTAACTCCCTTACGGGA